CCCAAACACATCAGATAGCCAAGTCCAAGGCATATGGTCGGGCAACGTCGGCGACAATGAATTTATCTGCGCCGCTTGCAACAACAGACTGTGGCAACTGACAAACACAGACGGAGTATGGTCAAAATCACAAATAGGTTCACTCAACACAGAAAACCCCGTTCATATGTTCGGCTTCGATTCCAAGCTATACATACTTAACGGCACAGAATATAAGGTATGGGATGCTGAATATCACACAGAACATACATATACGGCAACGGGAATTGTCGCAACGGGTAATTATTATATTGCCGTCGATTCCGTCAACTACAAATTCAATCTTGCTGTTGCGCTGGCTTTGGGCGACACAATTGTATTTTCTGAATATGATTTATCCTTGCTTGTTAACGGCGTAACGAAAACCTACACAACAGGTACGGTAACGACTGAAACCAATCTGACAGCATCGCTTGTTGAATCAACTGTATTTGACCCGATAACGACCGTCACAGGATATCGACCTTTGGTTGCCGTATCTCGAACATACGACGGCGGCACATCAACCCTTGTTGAAAGAATCAATATGCTCAACGGACTAAGGCGTGTGCGGTTCTCTCCTGACGGTACACACGCTACGTTTACGCTCCCTGAAACGGGCGTAGCAAGCGTTGATTATGCCATCACGATAGCAACAGGTGCGGCGCTAACAATCTCGTCCTCCAGCCTCACGACAGGCGCAACAACGTTATCGGCAAATCCGGCAGTAGGAACAAACACAATCGAAATTGGGTACACGATGGCGACAACATACCGTTCGCAAATCGAAGCCATGACATTATCTGAAATATTCAACGGCGTTTCGGATAGCAGAGTGTTTGTATATGGAGATGGCACTAATAAGGCGTTCTATAGCGGTCTGGACTACGTTGGACAAGCTAGGGCAGATTACTTCCCTGACCTCAATGTAATTGCTGTAGGCGACACTAGCACCCCTCTAACAAGCATGATACGCCATTACGATAGACTGTTAGCATATAAAGAGGATTCGTCTTATTCTATTCGATACGACACTATCACTTTAGCCACAGGAATTGTCACGGCAGGATTCTATTGCACAACCGTCAGTAAAGGTATCGGCGGCATCGGGTATGGACAAGCGCAGATAGTTGTCAATCATCCTCGAACCCTTGACGGAAGATCAATTTACGAATGGGTTGCAACAACATCAAGCGGTAATATCACATCGGACCAACGGAACGCACAGCGCATATCACAAAAGGTTGAAACCGCGCTGAAAGAAATGGACATGACAGACGCTTCACCCATTTTTAGGTTTGTATCGCCACCGGGGTTTTCGTTGACACCAAGCCATTTTTTAATTGAAAATACTTTATCTGAACTAGCTTGCATCTGTGCCATTTAGTCACCCCTATTCTGTATACTCCGAATAATTTAATGCGCCGTAAATATCTTCAATAGCCGCAAACGCTTGTGGATAGTTTTTTGCTTCATTTTTCTTTTCGCTGTACAGGTTCATGTGAAAATTCGCCAAGTCCGTTTTTTCGTTTGCAAACAGCATCGCAACAAGACCGTGCGGCAATACTTCGATTGCCAATGCATCGTCAAGGTTAACGGCATCCGTCAGCGCAGTTATCTTTGTGAATACGGGTCTGTATCCGTCTACGACGACGAACGTATCTGAATATGGGTATAACTGCTGACCGAGCATGTTGATGATGTAAACACTTCTTGCGGTGTAGTCTGTTGTATCTGCTAAGTCATCTGATAACGCCATTGCAGCGTTGAATATTTCGGTGCCTGTTGTTGCCATGTTTACCCTCCTTTAGAGAAAAGGGGCGGTTTCCCGCCCCTAGTTGGTTATGCGTATGTGGATTCGGAGATCGGAGAGTTGACGTATGCGGCGTTGTACGCATATGCTCTCATGGTCTGACCGGCTGTGAGCGTCGGTGCGCTGGAAGTATACGCAGCGGCAAGCACTGTGACAGCCGTAGCGGACGTTTTGGGGTCACTTCCGTCAAGGGTATACTTGATGCCTGTAGAGTTGGTGCAAGCGGCTACGACGGTGTTGGAGGTGTTTGTGAGCGTAGGTGCGGCAAGACCAGAGCCGGTTGCAACGTAGGCGTACAAACCGTTGACTTTCGTACCGATAACGAAGCTATCATGGTAGAAGCGAATTTCACCCTTGTCGCCGTCTGTGCCCGGAGGGTTTTTATGCACACGGAGGGTTTTTAGCTTGAGAGGGTCGGCGGTGGCATCCTTATACTTGATGACAAAGCAAACGCCAGTGGGGAGATAGCTGTCGGGGACCGGCACAACTTCCATGCCATCGAGTTTCCCGACGCTGCCATTGACCATTGCATCCTTGCCCATTGCCTCATTCGCCAGAACCTTGTCCGCCAGTTTGCAGGAAAGGTATACGGTTTCAGACACAAGCAACACACGGTTTTTCTTGGGCACCTTTTTGTTGTTCATGTCTTTTGTCGCCGTGGCGATAAGCGTAAGTACCGTGCCGACAGCAGGAGCCGTGCCGAGTGCGCCAAGGCCTGCACCGTTCGCCCACTTGGAAAGCCGGTAAATGTCGATAAGTGGCACACACTCTTCATCCCACGTTGTGGAAATAATGTCGTTCGCCTTTTTGATGTACTTCTGGTCGGATGCATTGCCCTCGTCGATAGTAAATGTGCCGGATTTGTCCTGTGTCATGGTAAGAGTCTGCTTTGTGTCGCCAAGTTCGCTTGCGGTGCCGAAGCGGTCGCCGGTGGAGGTGCGGCTGTAGTCGCCAATAGCAACCTTATCCGCAGTCGTCACAACGATACTTTGAACGCCGTCGAAGTCAAACTTTTTGCCAGAATATGCGTCGGTAATGGAGCCAAGGGAATAACGCTTCATCAGCGTTGCGTCATATTTTGTTACAAGATTAATAGCCATAGTTTTACCTTTCTGCCTACGGCTTTACGTAGGACTTAAAACCGTGATTCTAAATCTCTCAGCCACGGGTCCGACGTTTCGGTCTTATTTCCTGCCGTCGCCTTTGAGCCTGTGGACTTGGATTTATTGTCAATATTTTTCTTCAAGGCTTCTCGTTCAGCCTTGAGTTGTTTGTTCTCGTACGCACGGTAAGCGTCAACTAGGGGTTTGCCGTTCTTGACCATATCCCATATCTCCGCGATATCTTTTATTGATTCGGGAGCAATTTCAGGATACTCCGTAAGAAATTCCTTCATGTCTGCTTTGTGCGCTTCTTCCGCTTTGAGCGCCGCACTTTCTGCGTCCTGCTTCTGTTTGTCGGCGGCGGCAGCGGTTGCTTTGTCTTTTGCTTCTTTGATTTCCGCATTGTAAAGCCGTTTGGCAACCTCAATGCTGCACGATTCCTTTTCGGCAATTGCGGATATTGCGTCATCGTCAAATTTGGTACGGGCATTCTCCATCAATTCTTTAACAGTTATGCCGCTTCGTAAAGCAAGGTCATCCAAAAATGCAAGGCGTTCATCCTGGTTGCCTTTAACACGGTCATAATCTAAGCCCTTTTGGGCGAGAACTATGATTTCATCCTTATTAACCTTTTTGACTTCGCCAAGATGTTTCAGCTCAAAGCTATTGTCAGTCTCAGCCTGTTTCTCTGAGGTGATCGTTTCGGGCGTTGCGGATTCCGTGGGCGCTGTGGGTTCTTTGGCAGATGTCTCTGCGTCAGGCTCAAGCGGGTTTGCTTCTTCCTGTGCTTCTCCATCGTCCTCATTCGTGTCGGCGGGTACGTCTGACCAATCAGTAATATCTAGTTCGCCGTCAGGAATGGTATTTGCGCTAGTGTTCTCGTCCATGTATAAGCTCCTTGCCCTATGGTTGGGGCGAATAAAATATATTTACAAAGGGTTTGTGTTCCCTATGCAGTTCGATTGGCAGACTGTACGTTACCCATTGTTGGGGATGGCGGGGGAGCGGAACCTGTACTATCACCCGGGAGGGCAACCGCTCCACCGCTACCATTAACGGGCGTCATCGCCTGTTGTCCCTTGAGTTTGTCTATTAAAGCCTGTTGCTTTATGATGTGACCTTTCGGTACACGTTCGAGATAGTCAATTAATTGTAGTTGCCCTTGCAGCAGGAGGTTATCTAAGGTCTGCATTGAAGATATTTCAGACCAATAAGAAGATGCGCCAACGTCAAGCTGTACAGATACGTTTGCTGTTTTCAGTTTGCTAAAGTCAAACTCTGTCGGCTTATCTACAAAGGCGGCGGCTTCTTTTGTCATTGCGTCGTCGGGGACAAGTTTCCGTGTTCCGTAGTTCTGCGCCATGAACTCTATGTAAATCCGCCCTAAGTCCTCAATGGATTGGTAAAGATTTTGCTTTGTTATTTCGTCAGGCGTTGAAGATGCTTTTTGATTCAGCAGAATTGCGCTTGTGTTGTACGACGTGCCAGCACCGAGAGCCGCCTGAGTAATGCCGAGCGATTCTAAGGTTTCGTCAATGACAAGTTTGATGATCTGCGACACCTGCGGAGAGATAGCGGCAGGATCAATGATCTTTGCGACATTGCTGACATCGCCGCCGTTGACAGCGATCGCCGCACCTACACGATTGTCCCAGCTCTTTACCCTTGTTTTGTCATACACAACCTTTGGGTAGGCTGTTGTCATAAGGGATATCATGCTCATTGCGAATAGCTTGTTGATGAATATCTGGTTAGGGATCAAGCCGGTTATCATTGCTTGTCCGTGGTAATTGTCCTGCACATAATCCCAATTAAGCCAGGTGATAGGGTAAAGCCTTATGCCTAAGTCCCATTCCTTTTTCACCGTGCCGCTTTTCGTGCATTCGTAGCCCCATATTGTGCCGGTCTTTTTGTTCTTCCAGAGTTTCAACAGAACCGTAACCTTGTCGTCCGTTTGGTTCTCAGGTCGGACGTTCTTGTCGTCGGTGTCGGCGGTAATCGCTTCGTATTCCGCTTTCGGTATGCCGTTTTCTTCCGCACGGTCTTTAACGGCGTCGATCATTTCCCTTGCCTGTATGATGATGTACGGCTGACGCTGCACTCGCCGGTCATTGCCGTTGCCGAAGAACACACGGGTATTCTCTATAATCTCCGTTACGATGGCACCCTTGACCGCCTGACCGTTCTCAACGTTCGGATCCCAATAAGTATAGGTGCATCCGTCGCAATCAACAGCGGCGTTCCTGACGTATTCACGAATGAGGCTTACAACCTTGTTCTGTTCAAACAACGCCGCAAACTCCGTGTTGATAATGTCCGTGATATTGGACGGTTCAAGCCGAAGCGGGGAGGCGTTCATTTTCAGGTTGTCCGACGTAATCGAAGCAACCTTAAACAGCACAACACGCTTTAGAAAGTTGAATATCGGTGTCGGCAATCCATTCGACGTTACGCCGTCCCACTGTTTCCCGATGAAAAACTTTTCATTCAGTTCGACGGTATCGTTCAACTCCTGCTGGACGTTAAACTGCAACCCTTTTGTATACTGTTTCCAAACATCTTCATGCTTCAAGGCTATTCACCACGTTTCTTTGTAAACTCCAAAGCCGCTTTGGGCGTAAAATTCATAATGTCCTGTAAGCCGGTGTTAAATCGCCGCTGCGTATCGGCAAAATCTTTGTCCGCTTCTAAAATCAAGTCCGAATGCTCTTGCATAAAGGCTTTGATCGGCTCGATATCTTTTCCGATTGAAATAAGCACCTCGTCAATTTCGTTCAGGTGCAAAACCAAATCTTCATAGTCTGCTTTGCTTACGAATTTTGACTTTTTGCCTATAACAAAACCAAATATTGTCATCATTTTCCTCCATATGTAAGATACGACGCTGTAATTGAGCCGCCTGTCATGAAATCGTCGTATTCTTCAACGTCCTCGTCGTCCTGTACTGCTATTTCCTTTGCCATTTCGGTAGGCAATGTGCGTGAGATGCAAAAATACCGCAAAGCATCCACATTGTGGGTGATCTTATGCGGCTCTGTTGAATATTTATTTGGGTCTTTAACGTCGCTTTGTATGTCCGTAAGGTGCGCTATCAGATCAGGGCAACAATCAAGAACCATCAACCAAGGCTTTTCGTCGGGTGCAGTATTAAGTAGTTCTTTTACCTGCATACCACCCTGGGTTCGGTCATTATTGCTGCGGACAAGCCCCACGCCGTTTATCATTATTTCCTCTGCCGAGCTTTTGCCATCCGTAGATTTTCTGTTCCACAAGTCGGGAGGGGCGAAGGTAATAACAACATTCTCGTTTGCTGGCGTATGGCTCTTGATTTCGTTTGCCGCTTCTGATGCAAGTAATTCACGCATTGCATTGTCTTTGCCTTGATTAAACTCACGATAAACGTAGCAGCGTCCTGCGTGGTCTATGGCGATCCATAAACAAGCCAGCATATCAAAGCCATAGTCAATCGCACGATACCGTACAAACGATTCAAAGCCTGGTATGTTGTACTTGCCGTCCACTTTGCGGACAATGTGTGTTTCGCCAAACTCAGGGAAGTAGTTGCCACCGAGGATATCCCAATTACCGTTTCTATAAGCATCCCTGATATTTACCGGGAGGGAGGACAGCATTTTCAGATATTGCTCGTATGCTTGTGGCGCACGATCTCGCATTGCTACGTTATCTTCAATTTTCGCAAATATGAAAGTGTAGTCGTCGGGGTTTTCGTTTTCTTCCCAATTCTCAGAATCGCACTTGTACGCCTTATCTATAAATAACCGTTTAACCCACCGATGGCCTACGCCTCCGGGGTTGCAGGTTAAATAAAACCGCTTTGGTATCTCGTTAACGCCACGCAAACAGCCGCCGAGGTATCTAAACTCTTCTTCTAAAAACTGCGTTGCCTCGTCCATGAAGATCCAGTCATACTCAACACCGGCATATTCCTGCTCGGCAGCGGCACCTTGATAATGCCCGAAATGTAGCGTTGCGCCGCTTTAAAATTTAATTGCTCGCCTT